TTCCAGCTACAGGGTCTATAACTACATCACCCTTATCGGTGAAGATTTCAATCAGTCTACGAAGTAAGGGAATAGGTTTCTGTGTTGGATGTACTTTAGGATTATCATCATCTCTAACCCAGTCGAAGCAGTTGAATATCATCCTTCCATCATTATTGAATTTCGGTAGTTTATCTCTATATAACAACAAACCGTATTCACAATTACCAACAATCTTCATATTGGCTTTTAATACTTGTGCGGAAAAGTTCTTACGGAATACCAACGGAATGTATTTCATTAGCCCGTACTTCTTACCAAGTTCTATGAACATGAACTGCTGTTCGTATTCGCAGAATATTATCATGCAAGGGGATTTACCGGGTTTCTTCGGTTCTTTTACCATCATGTCACTGCAAAAATGCATAAACTCGGCAGGACGAAATTCATTTTCTGAATTAAAAAACTTTTTCCCAGCAAGATCGCTCTCTCCGTTTTTATTATCCCCATTTTTATACCATGAAGGATTGCTTGCATAAGCATTAGTACCCAAATTATAAGGCACATCCGCTATAATCAATTGTGCTTTAGGTAATTGATAGCTACGAAAATTTTGAAATGAATCTCTATAGAGTTCAATATCTTTCATAATTACTTCTTTAAAAAATTATTGCATATTTGCCCATATCTGTCACAAGCACACACTCTATGCCCTTTAGCCTTACAATACGCAGAATTATCCCCGAAGTCCGAGGCATTCTTGCAATTCCGGCATTTGACATATACAATTTCCGATTTTACTTTCTTTGGCATACTCATGGTGACATCAGCATTTTTTCATTGAGATGTATATAAAACAAGCAGCCATCTCAGAAATTAAGATGGCTGCTTTTAATATGATATATGATGGGAATTTATATATTTATATTATTAAACCGTTTAAATTCACCATGAAATTCCAATAATACATCAATTAATGCTCCGTTTCTATGTTTCCCCAAAATAATTTCTGCCACTCCACGCATATCATTCCCTCTATCGTCAAAATATATTTGATAAAATTCGGGTCTATAAATGAATAAGGCTATATCACAATCATCGCATATAGTCCCACTATCACGGAAATCAGTTAATTGAGGGCGCTTCATATAATACTCATCTCTCTTTTCTATATCCCTGTTTAACTGTGAAGTGATTATTACAGGAACATTAAGCTCTCTTGCTAAACTTTTAAGTCGTCGGGTAAAGTAGTTTAATTCCAAATACCTATTCTCTGAATATTTAGCCTCTTGGTACAACAACTGAAGATAATCTATGAATATTATTTTCGCACCGTGTTTCGTTACCCCTTCTTTTGCTTTCTCGCATAAATTATCTATTTTTAAAATAGGAGTTGAATCAATAAGGAGGTTACACTCTTTTAAAATTTCTATTCCTTTTTCAATAAGATTCCATTCGTAAGGCTTTAACATCCCGCTCAAAAAGCTGTCGTTTGGAATGGAACACATATTAGATAAAATGCTATTTATCACATTTTGAGGACTCATACAGGGCGAAAATAAGATTACAGGAATTTTATTTTCGACCACCATGTTTTTAATCATTGAAAGTACAAATGATGTTTTCCCTATTCCGGGGCGTCCTCCAATAGCAATTAAATCACCGTTTTGCCAACCTGATGTTATTTTATCCAAATCCTTAAATCCGCTTGGTATGCCACTTATACCATCAACTGTATCTCCGGACTTTTTAAGTTTATGAAAAGCCGATTGCACGAAGCATCCTATTTTCTTAAATTCATTTTCCATTTTTGGTATTTTTATTACTGAATACGCAAATGTATTCATTTGACTTCATTTTTCCAATATTTCATTTTCCACAATTTAAAAGCATGTTCTTTGGAATCAATTCTTCCACTGGTGCGTTCATAAGGGTCAGACTTATATTTAGCAGCCTCTGATATTGAGGCTTCTTCTGCCGCACTACAGCGTTCTGCAAAATACCGTCTGAACCATCCAAGAAGGATTTGTCCGTCCAAGCGGTCATACAGGTTTCCATAATACCCACTTTTAGCACGTTTGAAAAGAAGATTTATATCAGCTATTGTAAGACACTTGTAATCCTGTAATATTATCATGGCAGTTTCAAAAGTTTGAGCATCTGTCATCTTCTTGCCTACATTCACAAATTCACGCAGATTTACAATCCATCCTTCCAAATATGCCTGAAGGCAATCGTAACCGTATGCCTGCTCTACCTCCGATAGGGAAGGCGTATTACTCTTGAATACAGCCGGATAAGAATTAATCGCCCTGCATGCCACCTGTACTGCCGGAACCGAGAATTCTCTCAAGAATGTTTCTTTTGTAATCGTCGCTAACATTCGAGTTTCTCCCAGCTGCCGTACCGCCACCAGTTGTCTTTCTGTATTTTCCATCTTCCATATCCTTTTTTGCCCATTTTCGAAATGTCAAATTTGCGCTGACGTATTTCTTCAACAGTTCACGGTAATTGTGCATAGAGCGCAAAGTATTCTCGATTACCTCAATGGGGAAATCTTGTTTTATCCGTTCAAACTGGGTTTCTGTAAACGGCTCTTTCAATTTACCCACATTAGGAGCGTTCGCATCAATCCAAGCCTTGAACTTTTTAAAATTCTCACTCTCGGGGGATGGGGGCTCCTCGCGCGTGCGCGTAATACTCCCATCCTCTCCTTTACTCTCCTTTCCTTTCCTATCCTTTCCAGCAGGAACATTCTCTACCGTTCCCGATTCTTCGGGAATATTCTCGAATGTTCCCGAATTTCCTGTTTGGGCGGAAAGAAGAGCCTTTTCTATAACTTCTTCCGGAATTTTTGACTTTTGCGGTTTGTCGATGCGTTCGCTGGAAAAGTCCATCACGTAGTAGCTTTTGTTCTCGTATGTAAAAGGTACAAGGACGGAGTTCTCAATCAGCTCTTTCAGCCACCCAGAAACCTGCTGCTTACGAATGTCTTCGCGGGCAGGAAAAACTTTCGACTTAATGATAACCTCATTCGCAAGAATGACGCCACTATCATCAGCAAAGTTCTTCATGCCGATATAAAGCAGACAAGCAGGAAGAGATACATTCGAAAATCTTTCATCTTCCCAAAATTCCGGAACTATAGTTCTAATTCTTGGCATAAGAATGTGTATTTAAAATCTTACATTGGTTAATTGTCTGTTATTGGAAAATACAGCCCACTTACCATTACCGCTATCAAACAATCGTAAATCCGACACCTCTCCGAAACGTTTGATGTTACCGCATAAATCCACAATCCATCCACATTCTTTAGAAGGATGCGGGCGGATGGCACGACCGACTATCTGATACCACATGGC